TGTTATCTAATGTTCTTATTACGTGTGTGGGTACACCACCTGCAGTAAACTGAGCAACTTGAACGCCACTGGCGTGAGATGCTGCTGTTGTGTTGTTTGCACCTCTAGTAGCTCCTGTAAACTCAGTGCTAGAAGTACCTGTGTAAGTTATTTGCTCGTTTTCTACAAATATAGTACCAGCGGAGTCAAACCCAGATGTACTGGCTACTGTAATTGTTGTAGCAGATGATGACAATGTGCCATCTAATGTTGTTGTGTCTATCTCATCTTCTTGGTCTACGTATTTATCTATATACTCATTGTACTGCATAATACTTAAATTGTTACCAGAAGATGCTAGTGTGGAGTCCTTTACAATTCTAAACGTATTGTAGTCTGCGTGTTTAGCGTCAGCAGGTAAAGAGTACCTAACTGTGCCAGGGACTAATGTCTCTGTGTGTGTAGAGTGATTAAAAGGATAATTAAATTCTCTTTGATTTATAAAACGTATGGCTTCATTTACAGCATTCTGTGCTTGAACTTGTATGCCACGGGCTGAAGTGAATGTGGATGAAGTCAGTTGTACCTCATTCATCCTTGCTAAAACACTATTTGTTAGAGTTAAAAAAGTTGCCATACTACGCCCGTTAAGTTGGGGGCAGTTGCCCGCCCCCGGTTAAGTTACGCTAATTGGTCTCTATCGACTTCATCAGCTAATTGCTTATGCTCACCATTGGTGTCAATGATACAAGCATATAGCCTTAGCTTACCTGCAGTAACATCAGCAGAACCAGCAATTAGTTTCACGTCAATAGTGTCAGTTGATGTGACATGTTGTGTGAAAGTTGATGCGGCGCCTGTTACAACATCGTTAGCTTGTCCGTTTGTCCCCTCTGCAAGGAAACCTGCTGAAGATACGTCACCCCCATCAATGATGTCATCACCTGCAGCAAAGTCGATGTCTACAGTTGGTGATGTACCATTAAAAGCTGTGAGCACTTCTGCTCCTGCGAACAATACAAATGTGCCTGCAGGTATTTCAAGAAGTTGAAAAATGTCACCGTCTGTGCATGAATAGTCAGTTATTTTAGAAATATCTAAAATAGCTTCTACCATTCTCATGCCAGTGCCATTTCGATTCGCTTGTAATGCAGCGATAGAGTTTGAGCTTACACCTGCAGTTGCAGATGATGTCATGTCAAAAGTTGCCATTTGTCAATCCTCCCTTACGCTACGTTGTATTTAGCGGTTACAATCGCTTCAGGTCGAAGAATTTTTCTACCATAAAGGTGCATACCTCTGACAATATCAGCGAAAGAGTCTGGGTCTCTGTAAGACTCAGTCTTTGTGATTTGTGCAGCTGTAGCAACAGCAGAAGAGTGTCCTGCTACGATTACGCCAAAGTTTGAGTTTTGGTTTGCTGACCCTGATGTCCCCGGTCCAGTTCCTACAGCAGGTAGGTTGTTGGACATGTAGATATCAAAACCATGAAGCCTACCGATAGCTAAGCCAGCTCTCAGTCCACCTGACTCGCCGAAGTCTGCATTGAGAAGACGTGAATCTTCATCCTTTAGAATTTCGACAAATGTTGGATGTAGAACTAACCATCTACCATCTGTATCGACGAACTGTGTATCAAGCAGTCTGCCCATTCTTGCAATGACTTGCAATGGTGTAGCAGTAGCTGTAGCTTGAGCAGTTGCGCCCGGCATACGTGGTGCTAATGGGATTGAATGGTCGCCAGCACTTGAAGTAGTGATGTTACCAAAGTCACCCTTTTTTAGCTTCATGGATGTAAGCAGTTCATCAGACCCTGCAGTTGATACAGCTTTTGACCCACTTACGGTGTCGTTAGCTGTGCCTGCTACAGCGTTGATTGTGCCTTGCTTGAAACCACTTAGATAACCAAGAACTTCTTGGTCGTGTTGGTCTCTGAGCCTATAGCCTGCTCGGTCAGATGCTAAGGATTCGAAATTGACATGGCTGTGAGCCTCTTCGATGTCGTCTACCTTGAAAGCAAAATAGTTTGCTTTGTCAACGACAAGACTGAAGTCCTCGTCATCCAAGTCTTGTGGAGTAATCTGAGTGCCTCGTGCATACTCCTTAACGGTGATTTCTGGTTCCTTGATTATTTTAACCGTGTCACCGTAGTTCGCAATCTCGCCGAAGTAGTCAGAATTAGTTATTGACTCTACAACCGAGGTCTTGCGAAAAGCTTGCTGAACTTTTTGAGAGTAGATTACCGGGCTAAAATTGCCGTTTGGTAAACTACTGTGTCCAGCGGCGGTTTTAAATGCCATTGGTTTACCTCGTTAATATGATTTAAAGATTGTAGATTTTCGTACTATACAAGACCAGTTGATAAGGTGTCCTGACGGGGCTTACGCTCTGGGTAGTTTGAATCGGTGGAAAATCTATAACTTCGCTGTACTCAAAGTTTAGGGTGTATGGTGTATCGTCTGCACAGCACCATTGGAGCGAGTAACCTTACGGGGTCGCTATTAATTACTATATTTTACCATAAAATAAAATAAAAGTAAATAAATTTTTATCTTGACACATCATAAATGAAGTTGCCAGATTGTATAGCCTCCATTATAGCCTTTTCGTTTCTCTCATATTCATGAGCTTTCATTTTGGCTACCTGTGATTCTCTCCATTGATTAGATTGAGAGCTCTTGGTTTTGGCTACGTTAGATGTGTTTTTAGCTGTTACTAAAGAAGCAGCACCTTTATCAGATTTTTCTTTCTTCGTATCGGCTATTTTCATATCCACTTTGTACAAGTCTATAGCTCTTGCTGCAGACCGTGCATCAGTTTCATTCTCATACAGAGCTTTTTGCACCCACGATGGTTGCCTATCTACCCAAGAGTGAAACTCTTCATCATTTCTGATGTCTTCAAAGTCGGGATGCAGTTGTAAGAGTTGTGACTCTGCAGTCATTCTCTTTGCTTCTGCCTCTTTCTCTGCGATAGCTTTTAGTCTATCTTCCATACCCTTGTCTAGCTCAAGAGCTTTCTTAGTAGCAATAGTTTCTATAACCTTTGCTACGTCAGGGTACTCTTTTGTCCACGCTGCAAGCTCATCATCACTCTTAGGTAACTTTATAGCTTCTTTAGTAGCTGTGGATATCTGCCCCTCTAAGTCTCTAATTTTATCTTTGAGCTCCTGCTCTTTTTGTTGAGAATGTCGTCGTAAGTCGCCATAGCGTTTCTTAAACGTCTTCTCTTCAGGTGCAAGAGATTCAGTTTCAGCTTTGTCAGCCTCTGCATCCTTCTGCTCCTGTACTACGTTAGCACGTTCCTCTTCTAAACGCTTTAACTCTTCCTGTTCGTCAGTTCTGTCCTTCTTGTACTTCATAGGGACAGCCTTAACGTCCTGCTTTACTGCGGCAATCGCTTCACTCATTATAATCTCCTATACTAAATTTTTGTGAGAAAAGTTTTTATCTTTCCTGCAATATACACGGTTGGGTGTATTAGTTTACAAAACACATTTCCAAACAAATCATCTTTTGCTTTGCCTTTTGTAAGAATGTGTTTTAAGTGTTGTGTTCGTTTTCTAGCCATGAAAGCACCAAGTCTAGTTAGTATGTTACTACTTTGCATCCCTGTTACGTAAGGTCTGAATAACCAGTGATAGCCTACTTGATGTTCTGGTGTTAGATGACGTCTCTGATAAATATCCCAAACTTTCATAGCTTTCTGCCAGTCTATAAGTTGAGTTTGTCTATACATCTCTGTACAAACTATTTTATCATCAGAACCTCCAAAAGCCCCTCCGGGTTCAAAAGCTGTAGGTTCTGAGCGCTCTCGTCTTTCACTAACAGTTTCTCCTCTTTGTCGCTGTTCTTCCTTAAGTCTATCTTCTGCTCTTCTGTCTTCTTCTCTCTGTCTAAAAGCTTCAAAATCAGCAGCTCGTCTAGCAGCGTCCTCTTGTTTTCTTTGCGCTTCCTCTCTTTCAGCGCCACTCATCATACTTGTGTCGCCCCCGCCTAACTCAGTTCTCATACGTTCAGCGGCTCTGATAGGATTCATAGCTTCTCTCTGAACGCTAGCTCTATTTTGTTCTATTCTATCAGCGGCTGCTTTATCTTCAGCCTTTCCTGTTAGAAAAGAGTCTACGGGTGTTTTTTCAAATAATGGGGTAGCTTTACGTTCTTCTTCCTGAAGCTCTTTAAATCTTACTGTTTCTTCTTGAAAAGCAGCAGCTTTAGCTGATTTGGCATCATCAAAGCCTGTTTTCATTTCTTCTTTGGCTTGAGTAATTAACTGTTTCGTAGTGTCGTCATCTGAGTCCTCGCCACTTAGAGGTGGTAAATCGACTACCTTTGTTAGAGTATCATACTCATTTTTATTGTTATAATTACCTGCAACCAACTTTCGTGCAGCATTTCTTCTTATTAATTTATCCTGATAACCTGCTCCGGGTAAAATAAATCCTGCAGCAGTGTCAGCCATATCAGCAGCTTTGCCCATTATGCCTGTGCCTTGGTCGCCGGGTGTTCGTCTGTTTATATATTGTTTAAAATCAGATATACCCGTGTCTGCCCCTTCTTCAGCAGAGAAAGCTGCAGCAGATGGTTGTCTCTGAGTTTGTCCCATCATAGTATCAAACTGTTCCATCTGTTGCTGTGGTGTTAAGTTTGGTGTAGCTGGTGTAAATCCTGCACCACCACCTGTGC